CTGATTTTGCATAGAAAAAAGACAGGTACATTTTGCACCTGCCGACGAAACTGGGCGGTAAATAACAGGAAAAGACTACAGGCAGTAGAAACACACTGTTGCTTACCGTACAAGTGTTCGCTAATCTCATTATAAAGGAGATTGGTGAACATGACCAGTAGGAAAATTAATATTTCCAAAAATCAGGACGAACTTTTAGAGAAATACTTGGCAGAACATGCATTGCGGAGACAAGAATCAAAAGAGCAGTATCGCAAGATTGTGCAGGCAGGGATTGCTAAATGGATTTCTGATTTTCAAAAGGGAAACATTGTAATCAATTCAGTTTCTGACCTTCGTCAGTTGATTGAAATAGATTTGCAGTTGCAAGAAGATGATGCGTAGCTGTATTTTGTTTTAGGATGGTGGTGACTATGTAAGGTGGCAAGAGCGAGAAGCCCCAATAGAGATAAGGCATTTAAGCTTTGGAAAGATTCCGGCGGGAAGATGCTGCTGAAAGATATTGCAGATGTAGTAGCTACCTCAGCAACACAGATCCGTAAGTGGAAAAACTTAGATGATTGGGAAGCAAAATTGAAAGGTAACGTTACCATTGGCAAAAGGAACGTTACTAATGAAACGAATAGTAACGTTACCATTAAAAAAGTCGGTGCTCCAAAGGGAAACCAAAACGCAAAAGGTAGCGGAGCGCCAATTGGTAATAAAAATGCTTTGGGAAATTCCGGCGGTGCACCATTAAAAAATAAGAACGCGGTGTTTACTGGTGAATATCAGACCATTTGGTTAGACATGATGGATGAAACGGAGCAGGCCCTTATCGGGGCAATTAATACCGATCCGATTGCACAGCTTGATGAAGATATCCGATTGCTGACGCTTCGGGAACGCCGCATGCTGAAACACTTGAACGATCTTAAGGAGCAAAAGGCGCTTGTTGAGACAAAAGATGTCTATGGAATGCAATCAGTTCCAGTTGTTACAGAGATTTATGATGAAAAGTCGGGAACTGTCCGAACGGCTAAAATTAAGGAAACAAAAAAAGTGTTGGTCGAACAAACGGAAACGACAAAACTTCTTATCGATAAGATTCTTCGCGTGGAAGAAGCTCTGACGCGTGTACAGATGGCTAAAACTCGGGCAATTGAAAGTAAGCACCGGATATTATTGACAATACAGTCAGATAGCAAGGATGAGGGTGTAACGATTGTGGATGATCTGGAGGTGAATACTAATGAAAATACGGCTGAGTGAAATTTTGGCATCATCCTTTTGGGCAGTGCATCGAGATATCAAGCGCCATGATCATACGTTCTATTGGCTAAAGGGCGGGCGTGGTTCCACGAAGTCGTCCTTTGTCAGTATAGAGATACCGCTGCTTTTATTAAAGCATCCAGATATGCATGCAGTTGTATTGCGCAAGGTTGGAGAGAATATCAAGAACAGCGTGTATCCGCAGATGCAATGGGGCATTGAATCCATGGGGCTAACAGGAAAGTTTAAGTTCAGGACATCACCACATGAGATTACCTACAAAAAGACCGGGCAAAAAATCCTGTTCTTTGGTGTAGATGATCCAACGAAAATCAAGTCCATCAAGGTACCCTTTGGTTATATCGGTATCGTATGGATGGAAGAATTAGATCAGTTCAGCGGCATGGAGGAAATTCGAAATCTGAACCAGTCCCTGCAGCGTGGCGGTTCCCGGTATTGGGAATTCTGTTCCTTCAATCCGCCGAAATCGAGAGATTCCTGGGTGAATGCAGAACAGCTGGTAGATGATGCGGACCGCATGGTAAGCCATACCACGTATCTAAAGGTATCGCGGGGGTGGCTGGGAGAGCAGTTTTTCATTGAAGCAGAAAAGCTCAAAGCAAAAAGTGAAATTCTTTATCAGCATGAGTATTTGGGTGAGGTAACTGGTACGGGCGGTAATGTATTTGAAAATGTTGAAGATATGCGTATGAGTGATGAGCTTATCGCAAGCTTTGACTATTTGCATTACGGCTTGGATTTTGGCTTTGCTGTAGATCCATTGGCATTCAATGCGATGCACTATGATCGAAAGCATGAAATACTGTATATCTTTGACGAAATCTACCAACAGAAGCTCAGCAATAAACGAGCTGCTGATAAAATAAAACAGATTACCGGTTTACACCGTATCGGTGCAGATAGTGCCGAACCAAAGTCTATAGCTGAAATAAAAGGCTATGGGCTTAATATTTATGGCGCAAAGAAAGGTCCGGACAGTGTTGAATATGGAATCAACTGGTTGCAGGAGCGAGCAAAGATTTATATCGATAAGCATCGATGCCCTAATACTTATCGTGAATTCGTAAATTACGAGTATGAACGAAATAAAGATGGCCAGTTTATTTCGGCTTATCCGGATAAAAACAATCATAGTATTGATGATGTCCGTTATGGCATGGAATCAGAAATGAGAGAAAAGAATTACAGCTTTTAAGGGGATGATAAATTGTTACAAGGAATATTTGCACAGCTTGGCCCAGGTGCAGATCAGCCGGAAGATGTTATTCGTGAAGGTGCATCAAAAAATTTATCGGATACGGATTTTTTAGCGGCAGAGGCAGTAAAATGGTTGCATGGAAGCCGAAGAAAGCTACAGCTTAAGGGAATGGCGTATTATGAGTATGACTATAATTTTGCCGATCATACGCAATATACAAAAGATCCAGATGGTGCACCCGTAAAGGTGGATACAAAAAAGCGTATGAATGTTATTGATAACCAATATGCAAATATGGTAGATCAGAAAGCTAACTACATCCTTGGAAAGCCATTCTCTTTGCAAACACAGGATGAAAAATATACGGATGCCTTGAATTTTGTATTTGATAAGACGTTCAAGCGTATGCTGCATAGTGTGGCCACGGATTCACTAAACGGTGGGATTGCCTGGGTACATCCGTATTACAACAATGCTGGAGAACTTGTATTCAGAAACTTTCCGGCACATGAGATTTTCCCGTTTTGGGCAGATGATGGGCATACAGTGCTTGATATGGCAATCCGATATTATACTTCTATCGTCTACGTTGACCGCACAGAGACAACAGTACAGCATATTGAAGTATATTCGCGTGATGGGATTCAGCGATATATATTATCTGGTGGAAAGCTTATTGCCGATAAGGACCTGCCGGAAATTGCTTATGCATCTGCAAAAGATGATGATGGCAATGATGTAAAACTGTCCTGGGATAAAATTCCACTGGTTGCATTTAAGTACAATCAGCATGAAATTCCATTGATTCGGCGCGTGATGAGTCTACAGGATGCACTTAATGATACAAGGTCTAACTGGAGTAACAGCATGAATGAGGATATTCGTGATACGATCCTAATTTTAAAGAATTATGAGGGGGAGGATATCGCGGATTTTCGAAAAAAGCTCATGTTATACGGTGCAGTAAAGGTTACAGATGATGGCGGTGTAGATACGCTGCGTATTGAACGAGATTCTGAAAGCTATACCACCTATCTCAAAGATATAAAGCGGGCAATTATTGAAAATGCCCGTGGTTTTGATGCAAAGGATGACCGTATGAGTCAGAATCCGAATGAGATGAATTTGCGGTCCATGTATTCTGATATTGATTTGGATGCGGATACGATAGAACTGCAATTTCAGGCTGCGTTTGACCAGTTACTTTGGTTTGTTGATCAGTATCTTGCAACCGCCGGCCGTGGAGATTTTTTGAAAGAAGATGTTACCTTTACCTTTAACCGTAATATGATTGTGAATGATGCTGATACCATCAATAATATCAAAAATAGTGTTGGCATTGTATCAAATGAAACGTTACTGGCACATCATCCCTATGTTTCAGATGTTCAAGCGGAACTTGACCGAAAGAAAAAGGAACAGGATCAGAATCCAATGGCACAGATGGGGAACTATCCATCTATGAATGGAAGTGATGGAGAAGGCGGCAGTGCATCATGAAAACTGCTGATTATTGGAAAGAACGCTTTGAGCAGCTGAATCAGTCGCTCTTAAATATGGGTGATCAATATTACTATAATGAGGTTGAGAAGCAGTTTCGACTTGCAGATCGTGAAATCGAAAAGGAAATATCAATGTGGTATAAACGGCTGGCCGTTAACAATGATGTTTCTATGGCTGATGCTAAGAAGCTTCTCGTTGGCAAGGACTTACAAGAATTTCGTTGGAGCGTTGAGGATTATATCAAGCATGGTACAGAATATGGTATCAGCGGTAAATGGGCTAAGGAACTTGAAAACGCATCTGCACGGAAGCACATTACACAACTGGATGCTTTGAAGCTGCAGATGCAACAACAACTTGAGG